CATTGCCAATTCACAAAAGGAAAATAAATGGCTATAGAAGATTGGAAGTTACAGGTATCTATCAAGACTCCTGTTGGCGACTTAATTAATATCCGTGCTAATACATCCGATGAGTTATCAGTATTGCTAGAAGGCATTGCTGATTTCTCTACACAAATTGCAGCCACGCAGAAGTTGATTGCTGGTGCATACAACGCATCCCCTTTGGGGACCACTGGTTCAACAGTAGAATCGCAGCCCGCTCCTACTTACTCAACCGCCCAGACTCAGCCTCCGTCCGCTGGGGCGGGAGGGATGTCAACTCCAACTTGTCAACACGGAGCACGCATCTTCCGTTCGGGAACAAGCAAGACAACGGGGAAACCTTACGCGTTCTGGGCTTGCCCAACACCGCAGGGGACACCCGACCAATGCAAGCCAGCGAACTAATACAACAGACGCTGATGTAAGAATTGGTAGAGGGGCAGTTATTCAGGGGAAGGTGACTGCCTCTCTTCCAACTTAAGACAGGAGATGTAATGAGAACTTTAGTAAGAAGTGTAGGAAGAGCAGACATCGGTGGTGAACCGTTGCCCTCTGTGTTCCGTGCATTTGAAAGTAATAAAATAGTATTTCGTAGAGCAGAAGTATCTATGCTTGCTGGTACTCCAGGTGTCGGAAAGTCCACTCTAGCACTGGCTTTAGCCCTTAATATGAAGGTGCCTAGTTTGTATATATCTGCAGATACCAACGCACACACAATGGCTATGCGTCTTGCATCAATGATTAGTGGTAAGAATCAAACTGATGTTGAGAAGTTAATGGATACAGATACTGGTTGGACTAAGGCAATCCTTGCTAAGGGTAGCCACATCGTATGGTCATTTGAATCTTCACCTACCTTGCAAGATATAGATGAAGAAGTTCAAGCCTTTGAAGAACTATGGGGTTGTCCACCTGTAGCAATTTTTGTTGATAATTTAATGGACATAGCCACTGATGGTGGCGAAGAGTTCGCATCTATGCGTGCCATTATGAAGGAGTTGAAATACCTTGCTCGTGCTACTAACGCTGGAATCATTATTCTGCATCATACTTCTGAGGCAGTCCTTGGCAATCCTTGCCAACCTCGTTCTGCCCTCCAAGGTAAGGTGGCACAACTTCCTGCTCTCATCTGCACTCTTGGTGTCGTTGGTACTTCAATGGCTGTGGCTCCTGTAAAGAATAGATATGGTCGTGCCGATGCCAACGCTAATCTAACTTGTTGGCTATCATTTAACCCTGAGTTTATGTTTATGTCAGACATACCAGAGAACGGTGGATGAAGTGATTAGAGAAGAAGAAGATGACACGTTACAAGAAGCCCGTCAACTTATTGTGCTTGAACTTAAGATGGAGATTGAAAAATATATTAAGCGCATTCAAGAGTCTAAGATTCCTGTTACCGATGATTGGACTGACGGTGTTAATAATGGTCTTGAGTGGGCTGTTCGTATTCTAAAGAAGGATAAGAGTGCATCATAAGTGGCTAACCCTAACGGACGTAAAGGTTCTCAGTTTGAAACTGATGTAATGAAATGGCTTCGCAAGATGGGGGCTATGGCTGAACGTCTAACTAAGGCTGGTGCAAAAGACGAAGGCGATATGGTTGTTGTCATCGCTGGCAAGACTTACATCCTTGAATTAAAGAATAGAAGTACATTATCTTTACCAGAGTTCTGGCGTGAAGCAGAAGTTGAGGCTGTTAATTACGCCAGTGCTCGTGGTATTAAAGAAGTTCCATTGCATTATGTTATTGTTAAAAGAAGAAACGCAGGGATTGACAAGGCTTGGGTCATTCAGGACTTAAGTCAGTGGTTAAAGGAGAAGGATGGTGCACAAGATTGACAACGACCTACCAAGTATCAGAGAAGTTCTTCTCCACTATGGAGCAAACTTACGACAAGACCACGGGCAAGTTAATCTCAAGTGCCCTTTCCATTCCGACACACACCAGTCGGGAAGTGCGAATCTCAACGATAACATATTCATCTGCTTCGCCTGTGGAGTGCAAGGTAACAGTTTACAAATTATCTCACAGCGTGAAGGAGTAAATATCCGTGAAGCAAAACGCATCGCAGAAGGAATTACTGGACAAAGCAACAACCAAGTACGCGGGAAGCATCTTTCAGGCGGAAGATTACCTAAAAAGCAGGGGCATTCCTCTGGAAGTAGCACGGCTGGTATCATTAGGCGTAGTCGCGGAGCCTGAAGTTGGACACGAAGCATTCGTTGGCAGACTTTCTATTCCATACATTACCAAGACAGGTGTCGTTGACTTGCGATTCCGTTCTCTTAATCCTGCAGTTGAGCCTAAGTATATGGGTATGACTGGTGCTGAAACAAAGATGTACAACGTATTAGATGTGGAGCGTGCTGGTGATTACATTGGAGTATGCGAAGGAGAGATTGACACACTTACTATTTCTCGCTGCGTTGGAATTCCCTGCGTTGGAGTCCCTGGTGCGAACAGTTGGAAGAAGCACTACACACGATTGTTGGCGGACTTTGAGCGGGTATTTGTATTCGCTGACGGAGACCAACCTGGAACAGAATTCGCCAGGTCGCTTGCCCGCGAACTACCAGTTACTATCATTCAACTCCCAGACGGACAAGATGTTAATTCTATGTTCGTGCAAGAAGGTGCTGGATACTTCCATCAGAAGATGGATTTGAATTAATGGATGAAGAGCACGAAGAAATCATTAACCACTGCCACGAATGTGGTGAGGATTTTGAAGACTCTTTCCAATTGATAGACCATACCCTTGAAGATGAAGAAGAGTTTGACCCATACCTAGTACTACCCAATGGGTATAAGTTGATGCTTGGTTCCCTGCTTCGGTTCCTCTTTAGCCACGCCGACAGACCAGAACAAATCAGACATATAACTCAATCTACTTATGTTACACTATTCGCATCTGAGAATGGTTATGATTTGGTAGATGAACTCATTGAAGATATGGTAGTTAAGTCTGCGCTACAAAGGTTTGATGAGGAACTAAACATACTATTATCGGAGAATAAAGATGACGAACAGGATGGTGCGTGAGGAGATATGGCAGATTACAGAGCACTTGGTCAACCAAGGATACAAGATAACACAGATGGTAACGATGGAATCCAATCTCATCCTAACGGTCTCAGTCCCGCTATTAAGTTTGAGTCAGATGTCAGAGAAGTAATGCGTGAACTTGGAGATTTACTTATCTCTAAGCATAGAGACTACGGTCCAAAAAATATTTCCCAATCCCCAGGTGGTCCACTTAATGGACTACGTGTGCGTATGCACGACAAGACAGCCCGTATCAACAATCTAGTTGATAAGGAACTAACAGCAGAGCACGAACCACTGGAAGATTCATTTAAAGATTTAGCGAACTACGGTGTGATTGCTCTGCTTGTACTGAGAGGTAAATGGGATACGGCGTGAAAGAAGCAGAGTTGTTCTTATGGCTTAAGACAGAGATGCCTGACCTTGAACACTCCCCTAACGAGTTTGATGGCTTTGATTGTACGACACAACAGTATGGTATGTTTATAGAACTCAAGTCCCGCAACACTCATTACGATACTTTGCTCCTTGAAAGGAAGAAATATGATTTTCTTACAGCAACTGCTTCTGCTTTGGGATTCCGTCCTTATTACATTAATTCAACTCCTGATGGCGTGTGGCGTTTCGCTTTAGATGAATTAACTGACATTGTATGGGAAGAGAAGTGGCTTCCTGTTACTACTGAGTTTGCTAACAAATCTAAAGTAATGAAAGAAGTTACCTTTCTTCACACAGATACTGGGGTGAAGTTAAAGTGATTGAATGGGAACGCATAGAGCGTTGGCAGTATGTGGTTGATGCAGTATCTACTGAGTACCACAATAAGTTTAACATTGACACCGCTGACATCCGTCAAGTTCTCTATCAGTGGTTCGTTGAACATCCCAACAAACTAAATACTTGGGAAGCAATCGGTGAGAAGGATGCAAAGAATCTAATCTATCGTTCTCTTCGCAACCAAGCATTAGATTACTGCCAACACTGGAAGGCTAAGAGTGGTGGCTATGAAACATCCGACTTGTTCTTCTATGAATCAGATATGGTTGAGGCTCTGTTGCCCTCTGTCTTAAGAGGTGAAATAAATCTAGGTCAGAAGTTAGACCTTGCTGGTGGTGGTCGTCCGTCTGCTCCATCTGAAGGTGGAAACCTTATGGCTATGATGATAGAGATTGACGCTGGCTATTGGAAACTACATAAAGATGATAGGAAGTTATTATTCCTGCGCTATGCAGAGTCAATGGACTTCGGTGCAATTGCAGGTGAATTGAAACTTGGGTCTGAAGACACAGCGCGTATGCGACACAAGCGTGCTATCCGCAAACTCATCAACAAGATTGGTGGCTTTAAGCCTTATCGTGATGATGATTTAGAACAAGCAGAATATAATCAGCAAGGCGAAACCCAACCTGCCGAATGATACTGCCTTAACTAATAACTCACGAAGCATTAGGTAAGTCCCCCTTAGAAAGAGGGCTTTTATTTATTTCTTTAATAACTGCCATCTTTATTAGATACCCAACTACATCTATCACACTTTACTTTATTATCTATTGTCTGACTATCGCCAGACATAATTGCACCACATTCCCAACATCTTCCGTAAGACATACTATTCTCCTGTCTTTAATAATGAGTTAAGACTTACAGATGTATCTGTAAACAAACAAGTATTGCAAACAATTCTTTCTGTTTTATTTAAAGATACTTTACATCTAACACAATTTGTAATTGCCATTTCAATCTCCTGTCTAGTGGCTATTAAAACTATTATACCACAATGGTTTCCATTTGTCAAATCTCGGTGTGTTGCCCTTCCAAATCCATTTCACCAGAATCAACCCATAAGTCTTCGGGATAATCATTATCTAAAGATATTCTGTAGAGTTCTTCAATCTCTTTGCCACTTGCTATGAAGTGAAGCGGACTCTCATCCTTTGTGTGACACGCACTGCATCCACCATTACCGCATTCACACATCTTATCTTCCATTATAGTTTCTCCTGTATGTATAGTAGTGCTTCAATCATTGGTTTAATCTCATCTTTGGGTATATAAATTGTGCTATCTTCTTGCGAGATACGGACTTTATCTCCGTACATAGAACGAGCAATACTTATGTCACCAATATCTGCCTCTGTAGTAAAGACGCTCATAGTCTATCCTCCTGTTGAATAGAAGCCAGTGCCCTTGAATTGTACGCCGACTGTGTTATAAATACGACTTGACTTGTTACCGCAGACACACTCAACCTCATCATCCCTGTCTTCTACATTACGACTTAAGACAACCTTAGCCATACACTTATTACATCTGTACTCATAAGTAGGCATTACTCATCCTTCCAATCTATCTCCGTAGGTGCAGTTGCTATTGCTCCGCACTCCTTGCACTCCTGTTGTAGGTCATACCAACCCACAGTTCTATCATCTTCATCCCACATTACAGTCACAATCCACATCTTGCAACCACAGACACAGGTGAATAGAGGTTTACCTCTAAGGTCTAACATCAGTACCAGTTGTGTCTTAAGTGGTGTTGCCACGCACGACACGGTGTGCCATACCTATGCTCAATATATTTATAGGCTCGCAATAATTGTATCGCTGGGTCAGAGGACTTCTCCTTTAATACCTGTCCAATTCCATAGGCACTACTGCCCTGTTGGTTCTTGGCTAGGTGGTCAAAGCGACTCTCTTTCGTGAAGAGTTTATAGGCACACCTACGTTGCTCTCTATCCCAACCCCAACCCGCACTTGCAAAGTGCATAGCCATAATCTTATTGGCTTTCTTCTGTGCCATCGTAGCCTTAGTTTGGATAGGTGGTTTGTTGTGGTGCTTAGTAACCTTGAACTCCACATCAACTGCCTTGTTGATAGGAAAAGATACAGATAGAATTACCAGTAGTGATACTGCTATGACTCTCATTTTCATACCTTAAGTCTACCAATTTTTCTCCTTACTGCGCTTCTGTGACGCTCTTCAGACTCCAATCTCCTGCTCCCGACACGCCCAGTTTTCAGGGTATACCGCTCAGAGTTCAGTAAACCACCCCAAATACTGCCACTTCCCCCGTTGTATACGATGTTCTCATCTTCCATTCCTTGTGCTAGGCACTCAGTTCTGACGGGACAATCGTGACATACTTCAATTGCTTGTACACTTCTTAAGACTTCAAGTTGTTGTTCATCTTGGAACATTGAGTTCTCGTAGTGCCAGATGTCAGGGTCAGGATGTCGTTGGCAGAGTGCTTCGTTGTGCCAATCTCTTATGATGTAATCACCCATTACTTACCGACTTAAGACGGCGTACTTCTAGTACTGCTTCGGCTTGTGAATAGTGGATGTCTTCGTAAGATACTTCGCTCTTACCTTCGTTCTCATACAACCATTCATCTTGGTGTTCAGGTGTCATAGCATTCCAAATGTGGGGCAACTCTGTGCCCTCTGGCAACCAGACATTGACTACCCTCACACCTTCCACCTTGTAACTTATTTGAAATTGTTTCTCAGTCACTATCAAAGTCCCTCTCTGTCGTGTGTTCTTCTTGGCATTGTGGACAAGTCCACTCTGCGTATATAAAAGTCACTCCGTTGTTGTACTCTTTCTTACAGTCAACTTCTCCTGTCCAATTACAATCACACTCCACTTCCCATACATCATCAAATGAATCGGAGAATGTAGCAGGGTCGCCACTCATCCACATCGGCTCACTCATTATTCATCTACCTTTGTGCTGGAGATTAATCGTGTCCCATTAAAGTACTTAAATACTGCTGGGTCTACCTCACTTACCACTTCTGTAACCACTATGTATCTACACTTTTGTTTAGGACTTAGGTCAATGGATACAATCTTCTGTGCTAGTTCCTCAATCTCATCAAGCAAAGTCTTAGCCATTCTTTTCTCCTATCTTTATTTTTAGTTCGTTGTATTCTTCCCAACCACAATCAATACATCCCCACTCAGGTGTTGATAAAGACCAACCACATTTTTTACATACTGCGCTCATACCATCGCCTCCTCTTCCGCATAATTAGCGATAGTATTCCAAAGGAAACAGAAAGCGTCAATAGAAACCTTGTCGTTTCCGTCGGTCAATAAAACTTCTAACATTTGTAAAGCACCTAAACATTCTTTTGCTTTTTGCTTATCCATTTTTAAATTCCCTTCCGTGTTCGCATTGGTCTAAAGGATAAAGACAATCGCCACATAAAGCAAGCATATTCTTAGCGTGTCTTTCCGAACACGCAAAGACACCTTGTTCACATCCGCAATTGTTCATTGTTGTTTCCAATCTAATTGTTGCGTTGCTTCCGCGAATGCTAGGCGTGGGCTAGTGCCCCAACCCTCACCCAATAGTTCATTGTTTACATCGGGGTCATACAAGGAGCACCGATATTCCGTGCCCTTGCCATTACTTACATCATCTATCTGAACTCTAAGCGACCAGTCCTCTACAACTTCAAGTGTTTCATTCATTTCATTCTCCTGTCTTAACTCTGATTGGTTGGTGATATACGCAGTACCTAGAATTTCCGTGTGCTTGGTAGTAGCACTCGTACAGTTCACACTCTCTTTCGCTACTCATCGCTTCATCTCCTGTCGTTGGTCATACCTGCGGACTCGTTCCATCCCGCGCTGGTGTGCGTCATAGACCCACTCCGCGAATGCCATCACTCCGAAGAGTGAGAAGATTAAAAGTATTAGAACCATTAGGTCAATCATTAGTTGCGCCCCGTTCTATTTAGTTCACACCCGTGGCAGATACACGCCTTAATCTTTGCGTGTGCCTCATCTGAAACCATAAACGCACCCGCCTTTTTGCCGTTCTCTTGCGCGATTGAGTCAATAAGGTTTCCGAACTTACACCATAGGCTCACCGCATATTCGCGCCCATCTTCTATGTCCCACCCTTTGGCGCGGGTTTCCTTAATCGCTACGCCTCTAGACTCTCCGAAGAATGTCCAATCCGTAACGCGTGAGCGGTGGAATTTGCGATTACTAGGGGAGAAATAGTGCCCATTTAATTCGGACACTAAGCCCTGCCAATAAAGGCGGTTAAGGTCTTTTGGATAATTTCTACACCCGTTACAGGTACATAGATATGTCTTTGTTTCTGTGTTCATTTTGCTTTCTCCTGTCTTGTTGGGCTTGGCATTGTTGCCTTGCCTCGTACCCCGCTAGAGTCTCGCTCTCTGCGCCCTCTGTCAAGGAGGCGGGGCGGTGACTTGCGTCACATCGCTACAATTAGAACCGCTTCGGTATCTTTCTTTAAACAATGCGCTTTTGCTTCGGCAATTGTGGAAAAGTTGAGAGGCAATCCCGCAGATGTAAAAGTTACATCTCTTCCAAAACCATAGTAACCCGCAGAAAAAGAACCGACCCCGTTATGCCTCACCCAATAATAAAGGTGCGCTCTTGCCGTGCCGTTTTCCGTCTTGTACATTCTGCCCCGCTTTACTTGCCATTTCATTAGTTGACCCCGCAAGCGGTGAGGAAGCGGGCGCGGTCAAAGCGTGGGTTGGTTGTCGCTAACATCGTGGCGAATGTGTGAGTAATTCCCTCAATCGCCTTTGCGCCTTTGTCATTGTCGTTAAAGGTTGCCTCGTAATTTTGTGCGCCCTTTAGGATTGAGGCTATTAGTTCGTAGTCTTTCTTAGTCATTGTCTTCTCCTGTCTTTGGTTAGAGAGTTGTTTCCCTAACTCGTGCCCCGCTCCTCATTGAAGAGGCACGCCCTAGGCGGGCGGGGCGGTGTTGCTAGTTCTTGTACCTCTTTGTTCCGCCGTGATAGTGGAAGCCTTGCGCGGTGATTTCCTTTGCGATTTGTAGGGCTTCCCATACTGCTATCTCATAACTAGGGAAATCGTAACGGCTAGCAGTTGTACCGCCGTGTTGGCAGTTCTTAATTACAAAGGCGAAGCCGTAAGTATCGTGGGTTTCTTTCCAAAAGTTTACATCCGATACTAATTGCCCTAATTCAACTTTAAGGTCTTCTGTTGTAGTTGTTGACACTTTGTTTCTCCTGTCTTGACTAGGTGAGTATTTCCCGCCTAGTTCGTGCCCTAGTCTGCCGTGAACAGTCGCCCTCTGTGAAGGGGCTAGGGCTGTGAGTTACCTCACAATTTTGTGATTAGACCTGCTTCAATCTTGTTGGCACAAGTGGACCCAATTTGCCAACATCCTTGTGAATCTGTGCCCTCATAATCTAGGGAGAGAATCTCCCCGTAGATACTTAGGTGGACCCAAAATGACTTACCTTTCATCTCTCGCCCGCAGATTTGGCAGCCGTCGTCAAATAGTGGGTATTTTGGCGTGTCGCCTATCTTCAACATTAGTTGCCCGCCTTTGCTCTTGCCTTGCTTGCCTTGTCGCGGAGGATTTGGTCAATCTTTTCTGCTCTGCGGTATTCTGTGGCGTAATCTTCAATCCCGATGAGGGAGCCCTGCCAAAAATCTAGACCCTCTAGAATTGTGTCCAATTGCTTTTCTGTAAGTGAGATTTTCACTTTGTTCTCCTGTCTGCCTTTGGGTAGTTCCTCTGGCTAGTAAGAGAACAATAACACGCTCAAATGAGCCTTGTCAATAGACAAAACGGACATTTTAAAAATATTTTTGTGAGTTAGGTCACATTCCTATTGGAGGGCTAAATGTCTATATGTCGACAATTCTTCCCCCCTAGATTGAGCGGGGAGATAGTCCACCCCGCAATCAACCCCTGAATTAAGATACAAAAGTGTTGTTTAATTCCCTTGGAAGAACATTTATTTAAGACTTAAGACGGAAAAGAGAACTCTAACCCTCAGGTAGAGGTTGAGGGTTGAGGATTACCGAGAATGCTAGGCATTTGAGGGTAGGCTTATTAAACTCGGACACATACATATATATATACTCAGGTAAAAAATTCCTGTTATATAATAAGGGGGCTATATAATATACCTTCTGACCAGCACTTTTGCCCCAGAGGGCAACTATTTTAAAATATTTTCAAAATAAGTGTTCGGTTTACCCGTTTCCAACGGGTTATCTTATATATAAGAATTAATATTCTTAGTAGTTCTAAACGAACTCGCTTCGTTTGGGACTACGCTCGTTCGTTATATATAATATATAAATATATAACCTACTACGTAGGTAGACAGCCAGAGTTATGCCGTTTTAACGGTAGCGTTATATGACCGATTTAAGGGGCAAATTTAATGGGACGTAAGCCTGGAATTCAGAACATCCCAAAGGGCGAAGCCCAGGAGAAAGTTCTCATCCAATTGGGTCAGGGTTCTACAATTACGGCTGCTATGGCATCCGTTGGTAGAAATGATGTCACCTTTCGCCAGTGGTCAATGAATGACCCAGCCTTCAAGGAACGGGCAGACAAAGCCCGACTCGCTGGTAAGGGTGTCATCGCCGACTTGGGCGATTTAAAGAACATCTCCTTCCCTGACTTCTGTGAGCAGTTCCTAGATGCTAGGTTATTTGAGCACCAACTTGACTGGCTAGACCTGATTGAAGGTCGTGAGCCATCTTGGTTGCCACCTGGGATTACCTATGAGCCTGGCGACCCAAAGCGTGTACTTATCAACGTACCCCCTGAGCACGCCAAGTCAACTACGATTACAACCAACTATGTCCTCTACAACATAGTGACCAACCCGAACGCTAGAGTCATCATCGTCTCTAAGACTCAGGGTATGGCTAGAAAATTCTTAGGTGCGATTAAAACCCGCCTAAGCCACCCCGCCTATATAAAACTCCAAACCGCGTTTGGTCCTAATGGCGGATACAAGGCTGATGCAACTCAATGGTCAGCAGATATGATTTACCTAGGAACGGGACGTGATTCAGGCGAGAAGGACCCAACGGTTCAGGCTCTCGGATTTGGTTCTCAGATTTACGGTGCACGTGCAGACCTGATTATCCTAGACGATGTTGTGATGAACTCAAATGCCCACGAGTGGGAGAAGCAAATTGAATGGCTTCAGAAGGAAGTTATCACACGTCTGGGGCGGCACGGAAAACTGCTAATCGTAGGAACCCGTGTCGCGCCCATTGACCTTTATAAAATGATTCGTGACCCAGGACAATGGTCAGGTGGTAAGACTCCTTTTACCTACTGCGCTATGCCAGCCGTTCTTGAATTTGATGAGAAGCCTGAGCAGTGGAAGACCTTATGGGCTAAATCTAATCTACAAGAAAATGAAATTGACGAGGCGGGACCTGATGGACTTTATCCGAAATGGGATGGACCCTCTTTGTTTAAGAGACGCTCTGAAGTTGCGCCATCTGTCTGGGCTATGGTCTACCAACAAGAAGACGTGCAGGAAGATTCAATCTTCTCACCCACTTGTGTCGCAGGTTCGGTTAACGGAATGCGTAAGCGTGGACCTCTCAAAGAAGGAGTTCCAGGTCATCCAAGGCATATAGAATCTGGTTATACCGTCATCGGTCTTGACCCTGCTATGGCAGGAGCCACCGCTGCGGTAGTTGCTACTTACAATCGTAGTGACGGCAAGATTTATATTTTGGATTGTGTCAATATGACCGAGCCAACTCCAGCAAAGATTCAAACCTTGATTGAAGAGTGGGTTGAAAAGTATCGTCCACAAGAACTAAGAATTGAAATCAACGCTCATCAGAAGGCTTACGCCTTAGATGATAACTTGCGAAACTTTCTAGCCTCATATGGCTGCCAGTTGAATTCTCACTTCACTGGTAAGAACAAGTGGGACACATCTTTCGGTGTGGCATCTATGGCATCCCTCTTTGGTAACGTCCGTGATGGTCGCTTCCAAGATAACAACTTAATTGAATTACCAAGCAATGAAGGCTCTGAAGGTCTTAAGGCGCTAGTACAGCAACTTATTACCTGGAAGCCTGATACACGAAACCCAACCGACTGCGTAATGGCTTTATGGTTTGCGGTAATCCGCATCCGTGAGTTAATGCAAACATCTAGCCGAGTTGGACAGTATGCACAGAACCGCTGGGCTACTCGTGCACAAAAATCAAACAGAGGGTCACTGAATTTAGATGAGGCATTTGCCTCGCAATGGTCTGACCAATACGGATAGGAATTAATGTGGCAGTATCACAACCAAATAAACCAACACCTAAAGCAACATCAAAACCTACCACACCAAAAAAACTTTCTTTAAAAGAACAGATACTTGTAGAAGGATTTAAAAAACTTTCTCGTTCACAACAAGAACAAATAGGAAAATTATTTGGGTGGCAAAAAGCGCCATCTCAAAAACCACAGCCTAAAGGCACGTACAACCCTAAAGATTGGGAAGGCGTAGTTGGAGATAAAGGATGGTAAATTAATATGGGTTACGACCCAAGTAACTACATTAATGGCGTTGACCAACGTAGCATACCAGAGCAACGCCGTGATGAAAAGTTAAGTAAATTAAAATTTGAAAAAGAAGTAAAAAAACGTGAACAAAAAATTATTGAAAAAAAGAAATCACGCATTGCTGGTGGAGTAACCACTAAGTCAGGTACTGTCAATCCACTTTACCGTCCATCAAGATAATTTTAGATAAGGATTACAAATGGCAATGGCAAATCGCGGTGAAGGTCTAGCAGGTGGCTCTCGCGGTGTCGGAGGCATTACTGGTGGCGGTGCAAAGAACGTAAACCCAGTTAATAAGCAAATTACTACACGTTCACAAAATGTAATTGATGAACTTCGCAAATCACAAGGCTGGAAAAAAGCCACCCCTGCTGAATCACAAGCAGTAAAAACTGTAGCAAAAAAGAATTCAATTGAACGTATCAAAAAGGGAATGGGCTAATATGGCTTTAACAATGGAACAGATTGCTGCTCGCGTTCAATCGCTGCGCTATCGTAACAATGACCGAGATGCTCGTAACCTTGACGTTCTTGCTGTCCGTAAAGGAAAGATTGCTGAAGTCTATCCTGATTTCTTTCCAGACGGAGTAGATGCAAATGTCGTTGCGAATTTTATTGACATTGTTGCCCGCGACCTATCCGAAGTTATGGCACCACTACCAGCCGTCAACTGCTCGGCAGCGAATGCGGTTAATGACCGTGCTCGTAGTTTTGCGGACAAGAGAACTCGCATTGCTGCTAATTATTTTCAGCATTCTGACCTCGCGGTCCAAATGTACTCAGGAGCCGACTGGTACTTAACATATGGTTTCGTCCCTTTCATTATTGAATTAGACGAAGAAAGCAAACTGCCACGCATCCGCATAGAAAATCCTATTGGGGCTTACCCAGAATTTGACCGCTATGGACGCTGTGTTGCATTTGCAAAACGATAC